GCTTGCAGCGACTCAACGCCAATGCCCGTGCGTTGTGCCAAGTCGCTCATGGCGTCCACGCCTTGGGCAACATTGGCTGCGTAACTGCCAGCCGCTCGAGCAGCCGACATAAACGCATCGGCGGCCATGCTGATGCCCTTGGCAACCACGGCCCCAATGGCGATGTTCTTGATAAGCGACAGGTCGCTGGAAGTTTTGCGGGCCTGATCGCCCAGCCGGTCCATCGCCTTGGCGGCTTGGTTGGCACCTGACACAACGCCGCCGGCGGACATGCTTGCCCGCATCGCCAGTGCCAGAGTTGTTGCCATACGTCACCGCTTCAGCTTTGAGAGTTCCGCTGCGATCTGTGCGCCAGTCATTGGCGGCCGTTCGATCGGCATGAAATCTTCTTCGTTTGGTGGCCTGCCCTTTGTGTATGGGGCCAGAGTCGCCGCCACTATTCGCCCTGTCTGCCGCCAGCCTCCGAGATCCAAAGGTGCCACGTACCTGTGCATTGCCAGCCAACCCTTGAACTCAGCTACGCTCATCGTGCGGCCAAGTTCCTCAACAGTTCGCCCCAACGTCCCGGCCAGCAGATACACAAAGGCATCCAGCGGCCGGGCTAGGAGTTTTTTCCGATGTCCTCAATCTCCTTCTCGTCTAGGTCGTTGTGCCGCTGAGCAATCTTGAAAAGCCGCGCCCCAACGGTGCCGCTCAGTCCCTTGAGTTGCTCGCTGGTGAAGAGCGGCTTTCCGTCCGCGTCAACTAGGCACTTGCACAAATACCGCGTGCGGTAATCGTCAATGCCCTCTCCCTTGGCTCGCAGGCACGCGAGTTCCCACGCCTGCAACTCGCCAAGCGGCATCGTGCGAACCCACACGTCGCACTTCCACTCAGGCACGTTGACCTTGAGAGACTGCGACTGATCAGCGGCAAGGATTTCTTCAGCAAGCCCCATTACGTTGTCGCTCCTAGTTTGAATGCCACAGAGTATTCCTGTAGCTCTCCTACACTAGCCCGCCATGCAAGCGATTGGATGATTGCAACGCCGTTCCAATACTGCTCCCCGCCTAACCCAAACTTGTACACAACAAAGTCACAAGTCTGCCCGACTAGGGAATCAGTAATCTGACTGCGTGAGCGCATGACGAAAGACGCGGTGCCGTCGTCCGTGTCTGCTGGCCGAAACTTTTTCTTGCGGACAGTAGACGTGCGAGGAGTGACCTCAACGGTGTCAGCTTGCACGCCGTCAATAGACGCACTTGTGACTTCCTCAAAGTCAATGTCTCCGAAGTCGCCACTGATGGTGACGCCGATGCCCTGCGAACTAGTTGCCACGACGGCCTCCCGTCGTTACGACTTCACCTTGAACGTAAGCGACTGCTTTACGAGCTCGCCAACGCTGTAGGCAACACTGGAGCTTGAGACGGTTGCCGTGTAGGTCGTGCTGGCAAACACAAGGTTGCCTGACGTGCCAATAGCTAACGCGGTGGCCCCGTATGCCTCGCAGCTCACCTCGTTGTCAATGAGGGCAGGTGACTGGTAGGTGCGACTTGCACCGCTGGAGAGGCCAAGGTGCGAGTTGTCAAGCAGATCGCCGCCAGGCGTGACAGTGACGCTAGTGACGGTGTACGTGCTGCCGCTGAAGGTGAACGTATTGCCCTGCGAATCAGTCGCCATCGTGGCCTCTCCTAGTGAGTTTTGGGCGGCAAAGCCCTACTCACAAACTAGGCGACCAATAGGCACCCCTTGCAGTTACTTGCCGGACTTATCGGCTTTCTTCGCGGCGTACTTTGCAAGCTGTTTCTGAGCATTTACGAGCCCTTGCCGCAGTTCTTTTGTAAGGCTTGCGGCCACCTGCGGGCTGACTTGTTCCCATGTCTTTCGCACCGGGTGCTGGGCCTTCACGGCTGGCAGCACAAGCACCTCGCCAGCCTTGGCGGCCTTGAAAAAAGACTTAGGGTACTTCGGCGTGGCCTGCACGACCTTGCGTCCGCCCTTCACCATTCTTTGGCGACGGATGGAAAAAGGCCCAAGGCTTCCAAAACTGGACGCAATCATAAAACCACGGCTTGATCGTGTTTTGACTTTGCGCTCCTTGGTTCCGAACTCAATCCAGAACTGATGGAAAGCCCTGTCTGCACCCTTTTTCACTTTGCCGCCTTGAGCCACTTTCGCCTTTCCGGTTCCGGCCTTCACGTATCCGACGATTGCCGCGCCAGTGCCGCTTTCGGCGTAACGCACAGACTTAATTTTCACCGCTCTCGCAAGGTTGCCCGTTGGCCCTTTTGGCGAGTTTGCCTTCAACGCTGCCACGGCCGGAAGCATTGCACGCTTCACGGCTGCGCCTTGCGTGATTGCAGAAAGCCCTTTCGGCAACTGACGGAATCCTTCTCTGAGCTCCTCAAAGTCTGGGAACTCAAACTTTATGGCTGGCATTGCCATCACGTTGCCTCATTGATTCGGAAGTCAAACGTCTGCACTACTGAGTAGTACGGCAGCATCTGGTCATCGGCTGGCAAGTCCACGCCGTCAGCCTCAGTCTGCAGCGTGCTTCGCTGGATCGTCACCCCGGCAGTCGTGCCAGTCCAGCCATCCACCGCCAGGCGTACCGCTCGAGCAATTGACTTCACGCTCGTATATGACGTGCCGTAGGTGGTCAGCTGCAGCGTCACGACGGGATTGCCGACGTTGCCAGCGAGCGACTGGGGACGCTCCACCGCAGTCCGTTGATACACAACCAGCGGCAGCGGCGCGCCCTGCGGGGCAATTAGCGGGTACACGCGAGTGCTGATGAGCGAAGAGACGGCCGTGCGGCTCGTCAGGCGTGCGTACAGAAATGCTTCTGGGGCTTCGGGAAGGCTCATGAGTCACGCTTCTCTGTGCAGATGATTTCCTGATAATCCAACCGGTCCTGCTCTAGCACTTGGCCGATCTCTAGCGTGCGGCTGCGGTATTGAATCCGCATGGCAGACGTGAGCCCGTTGAGATAGCGGATCTTTATGCGGTGCGTCATAAATCCAACCGTCTCGGCAAAGCGTTCCGTTTCGCGGGCAGACAGCGAATCAACCGAAGCCCACACAGTGGCAAACGTGGTCCACGCCAGCGTTGGCTCACCCACCGCGTTTCTAGTGGTGGTGGCCTGCTCAATCGTTATGCGTGTCCACATGTCGCCGGCGCGGAGGGTCATCGGTAGCTACCCCATCGCAGCGTGTCGAGCATCGCCTTGACGCCAAACGGCACCTCAGAAAGCGCTGTCTCGGCGGACGCATCGCGGTTGCTCCACAGGTGACCCACAACCATTTTGATGGCAGACTTCACGGCGGCCATGTTCAGCGTGCCAGACCTGTTGGTGTCCATTGCGTCAGTCCAGTAGCCAGTTGGCCCTGCCCACCACGTCACCTCGACGGCGTTCTGATCCATGAGGTGCGATGGCCACGTTCCGCCGTACAGTGGGCGAGCAACGGCAGGCGTAGAGTCGTAATCTGCTCGGTACAGCGACGATGAAAGCGTGGTGAGCGACGAGCCTGCAGTGGGCTTGTACCTGATAACCACAGGGGCGGACACAATCCCCGCATTTGGGTCTACATAGGTGGGTGATGCCGGCGGGCGTGGTAGCTCAATGTCCAGCTGGGGCAGCGTGCCCTGGCGGCCTTCAATGTTGTTCCCGTCGGCCTTGAGCCCAAACTGCACCGGCGAGCCCACGGATCCGTAAAACGAGTCCAGCAGCATGGTGTACTTCGACACAACGAAAGTGCGGTCGCAGTAGTCCTCTGCCCATTTGCGTGCTGTCGTAATCAGGGCACTGATCAGATCGTCATCATCGGAGTTGTCGATGCGTACGTGCAGTTTTGCCTCTGCCGTTGTTACCGGCTCTGCACCTTGCTCGTAGCGTACTAGGCTGCGGTATCTCATCGGCGCTTTCTCCTGCGCGGTGCGTCTGCGGTTTCCACGTCGCGGCGCTCAACGGCCGCCACCTCGAGCAGGGGCTGCTCCTCGACGTGATTGACGGCGTAGCCATGCAGCACAAGGCTCTTGGCTGGCCCCCTGTCCATCACGATCACGTCACCGCGTCTGTACGCTTGGTAGGGCCGAACGAAACGGATACGGGATTGGTCATCTCTCATGCGTTCATCTCCCCGTGTTCAATGCTGCCCCACGCCTCGGGCGGCCTGCGGCCACCCTTGTTCCAGTAGTCGCTGGGGCTCTGGTAGACGGGTTTGAGATCCCGGCCCGGCCAAGTGAACTTGAGTTCCGCGTGGCCAATGGCCACCTGCGGGGCAATGCCAAGTGTGTTGCCGGCGGCCTTAAACTGCGCCCAGAAGTGAATGTCTGGGTCGCGCCTTGAAACCTCACCCGGCGGCGCATCACCCCAATGCCCATCAGGACGTGGAGTGCCAAGAAACCACGGAGTGGGGGTCCGCTTGAGTGCTGACGAGCGAATGAGCGTGCAGCCAAAGTGGGCAGTTTCGACGGGCTGAATCACCGCCTCAAACCATGCGTTAGGCAGCTGCACCGTGCCAATGGTGCCGTCGTGGCCCTCGGGCGTGAACATGGGCACGCCCTCGTCACGCTTCGTCTGCAGCGGGGCCACAGCGTCGTACCCGCTGATCAGCGCCGCCGTCATCAGCCGTTGAATGGTGTCGGCCTCGTACACGCTGTCGAAATCGACAACTAGAACCCAGTCAGTCCGTTCAATCATGTCCAGCAGGACACGATCTAGGCACTGTTCCCAGAATGCACCCGTGAACTTGGTAGGGCGAATGTTCAGCGGCAGCAGGCTCTGCATCGTGCAGAAGAAGTTGTCTTGAAAGCCCAAGCGGGGCACAGAGAACGCCGCTTCGACTCGCAGATCGTGCTCGATGTTGCCTACGCGAAACTTCACGAGTGCTCCTTGGTAAACGCCAAACGGGCGGCCGGGCGAACCCAGCCGCCCGCTCTTGGGCGTTTTACTATGCGTGTCCAGCGTCAGAGGCTGGCGTAGTTGTTCACGCCAGCCGTGGTGGCATCGGTCGAGAACGATTCGGCCTTGCTGAGCCGGGCATTGGTGACAACTGCCACCGTGTTGCCGGGGCTCGTCACCACCGTCAGGTACCGCTTGCGGCCACGCAGGTCGATGTTGAACCGAGCCACCGCACCGACAACTGCGCCGGTCGTGGAACCAGCACCAGCCGTCACCGAGAGGCCGCTGATGTCCGCCTGGCCGGAGCCGCTAGCGTCCGACTCCTGCACCTTCAGCACGCTGGCGTACGCCGAGGTGGCCGCCGTGAACGGCGAGAACACCACATCAATGGCCGCATACTTGAAACCGAGCGTGTCGATCTCGTGCGAGTGCGTGGCCGAAGCCGCAACGCTCGCCGCAGCCTTCGTCACGCTCTTATTGCCGCTGGCATGGTTCATGGTTCAAAGTTCTCCTGGGAAGGGTGAGTCAGGTTCAGGCAAGCTTGAGAGCCACAACCGGGCCGGCTTCGCTGTTTGTTCCGAGCGAATGCACGTTGATATCCAGCCGCTGAATGGCGCGGAACGCCGTTTGATCAGCTTCGAAGTACCGATCAGTGCTGGACGCAACCTGCATGTCGGACTTCACCGCCATGATTCCAGCCAGCGACAGGTCGCCAACGTAGGCAGCGATCGTGCCCGTGGTGGGGGCCGCAGTCATCTTGAGAACCCACACGACTGGCAGGCCAAGGAACGTGTTTGGCGTGCCCTGAGCGAGGTTCGCAGCCGTGTTGCCGCCCGACAGAGCACCAATGGTGCCGCTGCCAGCCGTGCCGCTCGACAGCATCATGCGCTGCACGCTGTTGTGGTAGACGCTGGGGTGCATGTACCACGCCGAGGTGCCGATGGCGTAGCGGGGAAGCTTTGCCAAGCAAGCCAGATAGTCATCAATGTCCAAGGCTGCAATCGAAGTGTT